AGTTTGAAAAAATCTAAGAAAGGAAAAATATGACAAAAGCAATCATCTGGTCGAAAGAAAACTGTCCTTTCTGCGTTCAGGCCAAAGCATTGTTAGAATTAAAAGGTATAGAATTCGAAGAAAGAAATATCAACAAAGATTATACACGTGAACAGTTACTAGAAGCAGTACCCAATGCCAGAACTGTTCCACAAATATTTTTAGACGATAAATTAATAGGCGGGTTCACAGAACTCAAGAAACATTTTGAAAAGGTCTAATATGTTAATCAATAAAGGTATCGCACAAGGAGAAGTTGTAACAATCAAAACCACAGCAGGTGAAGAGATTGTTGCCAAACTAATAGAAGACGGTCCGTTAGGTGTTAAAGTTAGCAAGCCTTTGTGCTTGACAGCAACTAAAGATGGAATTGGTCTAGTACCATTCTTATTCACTACAGATCCAGATGCAGAAATCACCATCAATAAAAATAGTATAATGGTATTGGCTCCAACAATCAAGGACGCCGCAGATCGTTATACAGAACAAACAACCGGCATTAAATTAGCTTAAGGAGAATACATGTCAAAATATCAAGAATTCACAGCATTAGTAGAAGCAATGGAAGGCGACTTTGAAAAGTTCTACGACAAAGGTGTAAGCGCCGCAGGCACTCGTGTTCGTAAGCATTTACAAGAATTAGCCAAACTATGTAAAGATACACGTAACGATGTAACAGCAGTTAAGAATGCTCGTAAAGAAGCCAAATAATAAATGACGCTTAACGTTGTATCACTTCCTGCAACTACTACTATAGACTTAAACAAAGCCTTCACAATGCAAGGCATGTTTGACACAGTCTATGGTAGTTTGCCTAACGATCCAAAATATACTGTAACAGGTATCAGTTTTGAGTTTTTAGGTATGAGTTGTAAATCGTCAGGAGTGTTTGATACATACGCTGATATCAAAGAAGCAATTTCTCGTCTTTATAACTACTGCATGAAAAGTTATTTAGAACCTATTTGGAAATTATTAAATGCATTGCTTAAAGCATTAGAAGCAGTTGTTGGCAGTTTATTAAATGTTGATTTATCATTGCCAGTTTTAAATTTAACAGTGAGTGATTTGTTTAGTGATGATTTATATGAAAAGTTAATAGTATCTGTTACAAATTTATATAACACAGCTATAGACGATCTAAAACATCTTTTAAATTTATTGGGCATACCATTTCAACCATTTAGTGGAGTTGATTCTCCTCCTGTTGATATTCCTACTATTTGTAAAAATATTCTAGTGAGTCTGTGGGGTTCTTTAATTCAAAAAATAAAAAGTATTCTGGATGCAATCAAACTAGGCCTGACAGCGTATGATTATATTACAGAACAACCTAGTCCTCCATTTACTTGGTCTACTATTTGGAATTCTGCTGTCAACGCAATATTAGAAGAAGTATTGTCTTTGTTTGAAACTGGCGGTCCAACAGTCCAGGAAATATTGGATGCCCTAATTGCGGCATGTAAAGCGGCTTTAAATAAAACAGTTGTAACCGCAGAGGATCTTATTAACTATGTTAAAAATTTTAGATTGCCTGTAATAGGAAAACCATTTGATTGGCTGTTTCCGTTGAATCCACATGTAGATTTTCCTTGGAAAGATATTAACCAGCTATTAGCTGATATGAAATTATTCATTGCTAATTTTTTAGCAGGAATTTTAGCAGAATTTATAAAAGCAATCGATGCTATTCTTAGTTTATTTGGATTAAGCCTTGCAATTCCTGTGCTTAGAATAAGTTACTCAGTTTGTGCAACTATCAATGAAGGACAATAAAATGAAAAAAATTATCACAGCGTTATTTTTATTTGCAGTTGTAGGAACAGCAAATGCTCAGTGGCATCACGGCGGAGGACATTATGTTTATCGTCCAGGATATGGATGGGTAGTACCTAGTGTTATAGGAGGCGTTATTGGATATGAACTAGCTCGTCCTAGACAGCCTGATGTAGTTATAGTTCAACCACAGCCTGTTTATCCTCCTCCAGCCGCTCCAACATATCCACAGCCAACAGGTTATCATTGGGAAGCTATTTTAGATGCCAGTTGTAATTGTTACAGAACAGTATTGGTACCCAACTAATGAAGTTTTATGAAAAAGCCATGCGTAGTTTGGGCAAAGTGGTTACCTGGAGAATTCTAGTAACAATTACTAATTTCTTTGGCGGATGGCTTGCCAGTGGAAATCCTTGGGTCGGACTGGGCGTTGTTAGTTTTGCTCTAGTAGTTAATAGTGTATTGTATTATTTCCACGAAAGAGCGTGGAATCTTATAGATACAGGGAGACAAGTAAATGACCCAAGCCTTTCTCAATGAATACATACTTGAAATAAACGAATTTCCAGTTAAAGGCCCGTTGAACAACTTATTTTCAATAAAAGACTATTTCTTTTATAATTCAAATGTAAAAGAATACGGGCATAGAAGTTTGCTAATACCAGTTTCTAAGTTGATAAATAATGATAAGCTACCTAGCGAAGAAGTTATTAGAGAACTCATAGCTAAAAAAGCACATGTAATAAAGCGTGTAGTTGACGCTAGAACACAATCGGAAACTTGGAGTTTTAAATATGAATAAAAAGCACGTAAAATGGGTATTAGCACATGAACCAATTGAATTGTTTCTTCGTGCCGCTAAAGTATTTGCCGCAGAAGTAAATGCTCGTGCTCCTGAGCAACTAGACATCGAAGTTATGACTATGAGCGAATACTCAGAGAAATATAATAACGGTGTAGTAGTTGATAAACATAGTCTAGTAGATTTATTAGATAGCGGTGCTATCGAAATGAGTCAGACATACACAATTACACTAGGTAAAATCAACAAAGATTTCTTTGCATTAGATTTGCCATTCTTATTTAAAGACCACGACCATGCTAGTCGTGTGTTCGAAGGTGCAGTTGGTAAACAGTTGTTAGACAGTTTGCAAGAATCTAAAAAGATTAAAGGTCTAGCATTTACATATTCAGGTGGTTTCCGTATTATCCCAGGAAACGAAGCAGTTAGTCGAATTGAAGACTTACGTGGTGTTAAGCTACGTACAAGTTTCAGTCCAGTTGCTATCGAAACATTCAAGACATTAGGTGCTGATGTAGTTCCAATGGAATTGGAAGAACTTACTGAAAATTTAGGTAAGGCTAACGTTACCATTGGGGAAAGTACTTATCCACGTATCTATGCATTGAATCAAGCTAAAGTAAGCAACTATATTAATCATACAGAACACAGTTTGTTTCTAACAAGCATTCTAGTTGGTACTGACTTCTGGAATACACTAACCCCAGAATTACAAACAATCGTAAGTGAATCAGCACAAGTTGCCGCACGTTACGAACGTACTATCAGTATCGATGATGTAATTCAAACACAACTCCGTGCTGAAGCAGATGGTATCGAAGTTATTCGTATGTCGTCTGAAGAACAACAACGTTTCGCAGATGCTACACAAATTGTTTATACAAAGTTTGCTGACTATTTTACTTCTGGATTAGTAGATCAAATTAAAACACAATAAGGATATAGATGATACTGTATTATAATGTACATGCCGTCTCTACTATCTTAAAAAAGTGTCCTAGCGATTTAGAAATTTTCTTTTCCTACGACAAAACTGATGAACTAATCGATAACTACGAACGATTTGGTTTAAATAGACACAACGTAATCTATGACAGAACTGGAGCTCTTCCTCATTATTTAAAAATGAGTAAAGGGCTTCATCCTATCCCACCAAGACAGTCCAATTACAATCGTAGTTTTTTTGAAGTAGCAGAACAACGTGCTAAAGAATTAATAGATTTAGATGTACCAATCAATGTCATGTGGAGTGGCGGCATTGACAGTACATTTATATTATTCATGTTACAAAAATATGCCAAAGATGCAGATCAAGTTAGAGTTTACGGAACGTACAATAGCGTTATAGAATCAGGCGATTTGTTTGATCGTAGAATTAGTAAAGAATTTAAATATAATATCAAAGTAGCCGCACGAAACGAATATAATTTTAAAGAATTCGACGGTGTGTATGTCAGTGGCATGTGCGGTAATCAATTATTTGGACCCACTGATGATTTCTTTGCCAATGGCAATACTGCCATGTTCCATCATACATTGGGAACTGCGGAAACTATCTACGAAGATTACAAGACCAATATCGATCCAGAATTATTAGAATTTTTAGATCCTGTTATTAAATCTAGCCCACGTCCAATAGAAACTGTAGCAGATTTACGATGGCTTTGTATTTTTAATTTGGATTGGTACACAGCTTTGTACGAACATCGTACACAGTTGACAAAAGAAGTTGCTGAAAATATACTAGGATTTTTCAGCACAGATGATTTTCAAACTTGGGCAGTTAGTACAAATGAACCTTTTACCCTAGTTAAAGGCGATCCAAACACACATCGTTGGCAGATGCGTAGTATATTGTCTGATGTTTTTGGTGAAACTCATTATGCTAAACACAAGCAAAAACAAATAAGTAGTTTTAGTGCGATAGATCCATACTGGATGTTCATGTTGGAAAACTATCATAACACTTATTTAAAAACCTTACCCTAAGGAAAGTATATGGCATATTCGGACAAAGTTATTGATCATTATGAAAATCCACGCAATGTAGGATCCTTTGATAAAAATGATCCCACTGTTGGTACAGGAATGGTTGGAGCACCTGCTTGTGGTGATGTCATGAAATTACAAATAAAGGTAGATGAAGATGGTATTATTAGAGATGCTCGTTTCAAGACATATGGATGCGGTTCAGCAATCGCCAGTTCGTCGTTGGTTACAGAGTGGGTTAAGGGTATGCATATTGATGATGCTAGTAACCTTAAAAATTCCCAAATTGCCGAAGAACTAGCATTACCTCCAGTAAAGATACATTGTTCAATTCTAGCAGAGGACGCTATCAAAGCGGCTATTAATGATTATCGTAACAGACACAGCCAAGGCTAAAATTAAACAAAATCTTGCCAAACGCTGTAAAGGCGTTGGCATTCGTATAGGTGTTAGAACCACAGGTTGTAGTGGACTAGCCTACGTGCTAGAATATGTGGATAAGTATGACGGCGAAGAGGGTATTGTTAATTATGCCCAAAATGACTTTTGTGTACTGGTAAGTCTAAAAGATGATCCGTACTTGAATGGGCTTACAATGGATTGGGTCCGCAATGGACTCAACGAAGGATTCGAGTTTACCAATCCAAATTCCAAAGGCGAATGTGGATGCGGTGAAAGTTTTCGTGTTTGACATTTACCAAAATTGACAGTATAATATTAATATTGTTATAACTTTTGGAGAATAATTTGAGTATGCATTTAGAAGGTCCGTGGCTCAGTACCACCGGCAAAAAGAAAGGCAAAAAGAAATTCGCTTCAGCAGAGGCAAAAAGAAAGGCAGAACAGTTGGAAGAAAGTTGGAAAGAATTGCTCAAACGGCAAGGCCTTGAGCTAGAAGAAAAAAAACGTCGTCGTGCGTTGACATCTGAAAGTTTGAGCTCTACTGGTTACAGTTTAAGTATTCCATCCGGTAGAAACACTACAGACCATATTAAAAGTTTGAATAGTGGACTAGGTGTTGCAACATTGTCACCTTCCAAAATTTACACTGGTGACAAGGTAAAAGGCATTGCCACCATGCATAAAAGCAATGCAGTACCGATTTTTAGTGATGAGCAGGCAGTCGATATCGCTCGTATGAGGCGTTAAAGCATGGTCGCTCATAATAATAGTATATTACCTGGTCGCTCAGATGATAATTATATATTGTCCGCTAAGGGTTTAGCAGACACGGCTCAATTTTTAAGGAGAAATAACAACAGCCAAATGAACCATGATGGTACTAGCGATACCTCATCCAGCGTAAAGGAGAAAAAAATGATACGCATTATCAAAACAACAATTAACGTAGTAGTAGCACTAAGCATTGTATTAGTAGCACAACAGGCAGTAGAGGCAAAATTCGATAAATTAAAACAAGCTCGTCAAATAGCGAGTCCAGTTACAGCTCAAATGAGACAAACACAATGAGATTGTCTAGCTCGTAACATCTATCACGAAGCAGGTTACGAACCTTTTGAAGGTAAAGTAGCTGTAGCTCAAGTAACAATCAACCGTGCAGAAAGCGGACAATTTCCAAGCGACATCTGCGGCGTTGTATATCAAAGAAATGTAGTCTACCAAAAAGTACTTTGCCAGTTCGGCTGGTATTGCGAAAGCCCTAGTGCATTGAAACCAATGAACGGAGCCGCATATACAGAAAGTATGGAAGTAGCCAAAAAAGTGCTACTAGAAGGATTTAGACTTCCCGATTTAAAATCAGCATTATACTATCATGCTGATTACGTCAATCCAGGATGGGGTAAAAAACCCATAGCCAAGATTGGACATCACATTTTTTATCAATAAGAGGACATCATGACATCAAACGAAGTTTTTCAAAATTTTAAATCTAACCTTACTGGGTTTTTGAACTTAGATAATTGGGTTAAAAGTGTCAAGGAACATGCTCCTCATGTAAGTGCAGAAACAATGGGCTGGGTAGCAGTAATTTTAATGCACCTAGCTACTATTCCAACACTTTTGGCAGTTTTAACAGGATTGACTGAGAAAATGCCGCCAGTGGATTTGGTATTGTTTGCATGGGCAGGATTATTCTGCTTTTTTATCAAAGCCGCAATACAAAAGGACTTTTTGAACATTGTAACTATTGGATTTGGGTTCTTTGTACAAGCAGGACTCATGGCTATGATTATTTTTAAATAACCAATAAGATTGCAAGTAAAAGACCCTATGTGTATAATCAGTGAATAGGGTCTTTTACTGATAAATATCTTATAAACCAGGAGTAGGTATAATGTCAGGATTTCAATTAGATAACAATCAAATAACACCAGGACTGTATAGAGTTTCTATTAACTCTAGCGGTTTTCCATCTTATAGCGGTTCAGGTGCAATCGCCGCAAATGCAGGAGGTGTAAACCCATACGATTGGACAGAAGGTTCAATTTACACAGGTGGATTACCAAGTAGTGCTGGATACTCACAAGCCTTATCTCAGGGAAATATGCGTTGGGATCGCATTGTGCAAGCTCTTGCATCAATTAGTGATTGCAGAATTTTAGATGTAGTAGTTACAACAGGCGGAACCAGTGCTAACTATCAGCCAACCGCAGTTAACTTTACAGTTGCATACGATCGTGATACAATGATTCTTCCAGAATATAGTAAAATCCAAGCGGCCGCAAGTGCAACAGCTGGTACCTTTTATAGTATCACTCCTCCAACAGCAGTCACTGGCAGTAGCCCAACTTACACATCCTACTCAACTTTAGCCGCAATGCAAGCCGCAGGTTTCAGTCTTGATAACGTTCGTGGTTTCCAAGGTTATCTTGGCAATGATGGTGCAACAACTATTAACTCTCCACAAACTGCAATCCAAGATATTGTAACATCTGCGATTTGTGCTGGTGGAACTTCTGGTTGGTCAAGAACATATCGTTTATTCAGTGTAAGCCAAAACGGAGATAGTCAAACACTTATCTCTATTCAACAACCTTTAACACCTGCAGTTGTGTTTGGTGCTTTAACAGTTACCCAAATTTCAACTACTGGTATCGCATACTAATCGAAAGGCAAGGATGATACTAGCGTATCTTTTATTACTAACTGGTTTAACAATTTCGGCGGTCGCAATTTACTATTCTGTAGTAGGTTTGACCGCTATTTTTTCTGCCGCGGCTATTCCTATTATTATAATGGGGTCGGCTCTAGAAGTTGGTAAACTTGTCTGCGCCTCTTGGCTAAAAGCCAACTGGGAACGTGCTCCACGTTTCATGAGATACTACATGACCATTGCGGTTGTAGTACTAATGCTCATTACCTCAATGGGTATTTTTGGATTCCTTTCGAAAGCACATAATGACCAAAACCTTGTATCGGGCGACGTTCAAAGTAAAATCAGTATCTTTGATGAAAAGATCAAAACTGCCAAAGAGAATATCGAAGCCGACCGCAAACAGCTTAAACAGATGGATGAAGCGGTGGACCAGATCATGGGTCGCTCGTCGGATGAAAAAGGTGCCGACAAAGCCAACGCTGTACGTAAGAGTCAGCAGAAGGACAGGGTTTCA